ATTATCTGTTTTTGATTTTCGTCGGTGAACACATAGTCTGCCAACAGTTTGGGTCGATACTTTTCAGTCCAAAGTTCTTTCATTGCTTTTCTTTTTTGTTTTGAGGTTGAGGTTGTTTTTTCTTGTTACCAAATATTCGATCCCATCCATCGTCATACTTTTGCTTGTCGGTAGGACGTTGCTTACTTCCCTTGCTCATTGCTTGATTCCATTAAGATTTGTTTTTGATGTTCTTGTTGCGTTTGTACAAACTCGCGATGCTCACGATCAAAGCGATGTACTAGATTCTCAAAGATGGCCATTATGGCACTTAACGGAAAGAACACCAGTGCCAAGGTGGCAATCAACACAATGCCAGTGATGTGTATAAATTTAACATAAATTAAAAATACAATTTCCAATATCAAGTTCCAATAACCTTCCACTCCGTAGGCATTGATTTGCTGGTCGATATCACGCTCGTGATACTGTCGATGTGTTTGTATGTGTTGCTTGAAATCTTCGTTCAATGCCGAACTACGTGCATTCAAAATATCAATCAAACCTCTATATAAATGTAACATTACAATCTCCATTCTTTTTTTGCTTGTGCCCAAACTTTTTTGGGATTTAGTATAGTCCATACCGTTATTATAACAGGTGTTGCCAGTAGCAACAACCAAGTTGGAAAAGTTGCGGGATGATGTGGGCAACGTCCCTGTCTATAGTCGCACTCGGCGCTATATTCTTTGCGACATGTCGAGCACTTCATTTCAGTTGAAATTGTTTTAAAACCGAATCGGCTTGAGCAAAATCGGTGATAGGAACAGGATCTTGATCCACCGATACTGCTCGTATTGCAAGTCCAGTGGGAGTTGTTGGGTCATAAGACAAAACTATGTTGTGCGTTTTTGCATTCCAATAGTGTCGATCGCCTAGGTTGATATTAACTGTTTTAATTTTGGTAACGTCGTTAGTCATCTTTTTAGTATATTAATGAGTCGTTGTTGTTCTTGCTCGTTAAGCCAATTCTCTTCATCGGCATAAGTGCTAGAGGATTCTAAACTTTCTTCAATAAGCCATTTGAGTTGATACATTTGTTGTTTAATGGGCCACTGATTCCATCCGGTCAAGTGCGAGTCATTCATTTCTGAATGCATGGCACGAATACCGCGAGTAATAGATGCGATGTCGTATCTACTTTGATATCCCATATTAATCGTGCCGGGCTATGTTAACACTGGTTGAAATAGTGTCGTCATATGCTGGTGGTTCGTCACTGATCATGAGTATGTCGTTGTTGTCTACTCGGCGTAGACTTTTCTTTTCGCCATTGACCTCAATATCATTGGCACGTGTCCAACGTCCATGTGACACCAGTATCCATTGCCCCACCTCGACATCTTGTTGTTCGGGACCTACTGCAAACACTTGACACCAACGTGGCCTAATACCATCACTCTTGCCATCATCGTTTAACAGTATGACTCCGCTGCTTAGTTGTCTTCCACCAAATTGCATTTCGGTGACTAGCACGTGATCTTTTAATGCACGTAGACTTTCAATTTTTTTTGGTGCGTATGCCGGTTTTTTCATTTAAATCCTTTGCGGTCCTTTTTGTTCTGGAATCTTATGCATGTCGGGGTCTAACAGTTCTTGTTTGACTGTGACTTGTTTGGCAATGCTATCGGCCAAGCTGCCTCGTAATTTTGGCTCCACTGGTTTAATTTCTTCTTTTACCTCGGGTGGATCAAAACTGGTGCCATCGGGTGCCACGTTGTTAATATTGTTATCACTGGCAATCGGGCTTTGCATTTTTGGATACTGTTGATTCATTCTTTCGTTCCTTGTTTTAACTATTTGTCCGCCTTGCCCCAGTTCATCGCCACGGGCATTGATCTTCATGTTTCCTACAGCAATACTTTTTTCGTTAGATAAACGTAAATTTTCCATATCTACCAGTTTACCTTTACTTGATCTATGTAATTGTCCCATATCTTTTTCCTCGTTATTTTAAAAATTCTCGTATGTCAAGATCATAGTACATGCTGTTGATCTTGTGCACTCTCAGCAAGTATAACACATAACTGGCTACACTGCTACCACGACCTAGGCCCCAGATTACCGAATTGGCTCGCATAGTGTCCACAAAGTATTTGAGATACCTAAGCAAATTAAATAAATCCCGCTCTTGATACAACAGTAGTTCTTCGCCAACTCGTTGCAATTCAGCGTCGGTTGAACATAAATCTAGTATATGTTTGGCTATATCCAAGTCTCGATACTCTGCAGGCATGTGCCATGTTTGTTGTTGTGCTTGATGAAACTGCTCTATAGAGATGCCATCCCGGGGTGTTGCATACTGTTTCACTTGCGAAAATCCACTGTAGGTCTGCATGACTGCGGTGTTGTAGGGCAAACTGTCGGTGACTTGAAACCGCGATAGATCCAGATCGGGATTGACATAAAGCAGGTCGCAAAGTTCTCGAGTGTCAGTGTAGGCCTGTCCGTAACTGTCGTAGTTCATTGTATGTCAATTATACTTCTAAGGTTTTTATCGTCTTTGCCTTTGTTTAATTTCTCTTGCATTTCCTTCATGGCTAGAGCTTGACGTCGTTGTGCTTCTTCTTGATAATCCTGTATTAAAATTTGCAATTGCGGAATAATGCCTTGAGGACCAAACTTGTAGGCCTGGGCAAAACGTTTGCCTAACTCATTTTGTTTTTTGTATAACTCTTCGTCACTGAATTTTGATAAGTCTTGTCCAAGTGGGTGCATAATAGAAAACTCCTTACACTAGTATATATTATTTACTGTAAGGAGTCAAGAGTTTTAGAGTAATATTACCAAGATGTTGAATTGGCCAAGAATCTATTCCAGGTGTTGGTTCCGATACATATGTAAACCCAAGTTACGCCGCCTGAAGTTCTCCAGGCCAATTGTCCAGGAGTTCCAGTAGAACTAGATGTCGGCGGATAGTAAGAACTTGATGTACCTGTAGAACTTAAAAATACATTGCCATATGCATGTATGCTTTGATCGTTTTCAATTCCAAGTGCCTGACTAACAGCTTGCACACCTTTGTTTCCATCAACTGCGGTGTAAAATGCAATATTACCACCTAGTCCATATGAGGTATTTGATCCAGTGGCGTAAAACCCAATTCTGCTGATCTGAGTAAATGTGTTTCCGGCAAATGTAGTTCCACCAGCTCCGTTACCGGTAAATGTTACAGCATTGATATATCCCAATTGATCTCCGCTGCTGACTGGCCAAACATTGCCCACTGCCAAATTTCCACGGGCACTGGTGATATTATACCCAGCAGCGTCGCCAGTGTCCAACATGCTATAAACCACATTGGACAATGTCAAATTACCAATACCAGTTGAGCTGTAAGCTCCTTGAGACACAACAGTATTTCTTCCAGCATCAGATGCAATAGCAGTGGCAATTTGACTGCCATCAAATCCCACAAACAAGGTGTTAACAACATTGTCATTGAAATAAAGATTTGGATCACGCAAAGTGGCCTTGTTGCGTGTAAGATCCTTGATAAACAGATTGTTTCCACCATCAACAGTGCTAAATTCAAATATAAAATCACCAGTGGTGTCAAATGTAATTGTTCCACCATTTGTACTGGGTAGCCATCCTGCAATGTCACTAGCACCAATTGTGACTGAACTTGGAAGATTAATGGTATAGGCCACGTTGGTAATGCTGAACCAAACCAACATTGATGCATATTGTCCTGTGCTTGGCCAATTGGAAAAACTCACAGTTTGCAAAGTTCCTGCGCCTGGGGCTATTCTTTGCATACTGCCCTGACTGTAATCAAAACTCAATGTCGAGTTAGAGGTATAAGTTCCTTGATCTTTGTAGCTCAAAGAGGGTGCAAACAACTGCGGATACTTCAATTGATTATAGCTCATGTCATTGTTAATTGAGCCACCAGTTAGCGGGCTAGATAACAATGCCTTGCTTTGCAGATCGCTGATTTCGGCTGCTGCATATGTGAAATTGTTTAGAATATTTGTAAAATTATCTCTAAATCCTTGGCTGTCATTATCTTGTCCGGCAATTGGATAATTTCCGTTGATATTGGTTGGGTTAATGTTTGATGACATTGTTTAAAAACTCCGGTGTATACTGTATTTAGCTTACTATATTTATTGGATAACATTCATCTTGGGGAATTTTATATATGCACCCCCCACTTCGGGATTTTGGTAGTTATCTCTACGACTGATAAATTTGGTGTTATTGTTATCAAATTTGGTACGGGTCAAGCTATTGTTGTAGTAAGTGGAAGCAGTAATGTAGGCTGGCACAGTATTTCCGGGTTGTAGAGAAGTACTATAATAGACTATGGTGTTATTTTGACTGATTCCATAGTTGACCTGTACAAACTGTCCGGTATCGATTGATCGAACAAAACTCAATGTAACTACATTGGTTGGAGAAATATTAATTTGCCAAACTCCTGCCCTTTGATTGGCCACCGTAGAATTCAGAGAATGCTCAAGATATCCCGGAATCACAGTAGTTCCCGATGGGGTTACTAAATTCCATCCATTGTTGTTGTAACTTGGCTCGATTACAAAATTTTCTTGTTGCATAAAAATCAAAGTGTCTCCGGTGTTAAAATTCAACACTCCATCAAGTCCGCCTAGGGCTTGTATTTGTGCAACCGTGGCATTATTGATCAAATCAAACGGCAGTCCTTTGACCCCGTAACTCACCGACGTTGTGACAATTTCGGCTCGAGTAATACGATCAAATGTTGTTTCTTCCCCTGAGGTAAATCGTTTTGTAGATATGTTATAATTACGGCTTAAACTATTGTCCAAATTGTATCTATCAGCTACAAAATCAATGCTATTAAACACTATGCCATTGGCCTTTAGTCGGTATGCAATCAACGCACTTGCTCCCGGAATGGTGTACGCCAAAACAATTGCCCGAGTGAATCCCAATTGTTTGTGATTTGTTTGTGGACTGCTCATCCACGCCGGAATTGAAACTTGATTTTCGTAGCCCAAAGCAGACCCTACTACACTGGTCATATTGTCAAAACTATTTAGATAAACATTTGCAGAAATATACTGATCATATTTATAATTGGCCGGACTGGAACTGACTTTGGTTATGGGATTCACGCTCACTGCCGAGTCTTTTAATTCTATATAAACCACTTCATACTTTACATTAAAGTTGGCATCTAGGGCTCTTGCAGTTTTGACATCACTGAATTCAATTCGTTTGTTATATGTGTTTGTTTGTATGGTTGCGTAATATTCGTCTATAGTACTGGGATTCAGACCAGAAATAAACAGACTTCTTATATCCCGTGCACGCCCAAACCAAGGATCTGTACTGCGGTATATTAAATTTTCAGGGAATATTTCTGTATTATTAACAATGTTTAAAAATGTTTGGCGTTGATCAATAGTGGGCAACGCCTTTAAATATAAATTTTCGTAAGGTGTTTTGTTAAAATTATTGACCAGCACAGTAAACATCTGTGTGCTGGTGGCAGTGCCATCAGTAGTTGAAGCCACTGCTGTAAATGTGTATGTATTGTCAAATGTGAGAGTCCCGCCATCAATTGTTGTGTTACCCAAATCCAAACTAAAATATTCAAAACTGGTGCGACCAACAATTAGCCCCGAACTCAATAATGATAACCCTTGGGGAAGACGAGACTGGCCATCCAAACTATAAGTCAATGTTTTATTGGCATTACTTTTGGCCGAAATACTGAGCTCACTAATGGCACCATTGTCAATTGAACCAAGATTGCTGGTTGTAGTCCAGGTGATTGTGTTATTGATATTGCCCAAAACTGTTAAAGTATACTGAACCGGCACGCTTATGTAACTTGGGTTTTGAGTCTCGTAAGCAGCAACTTCAAATGTGTAAGTCTGTGTTGCTGCTGCTTGACTACCAAGGGTGCCAGTCAGCCATCCGGTATTGGGGTCAATTGCCAATCCAGTTGGCAACGCCAAACTGCTTTGGTCAAACCCGAGAGAATCAAAATTGGCCGAATCAAATCCTGAGGACAAGCTGCTGACTATTTCGTATGTGAGTGCATTGTTGTTTGGATCTATTGCATCAAATTTGAAAGCAAAATTACTGTTGCTACGAATAGGTGTAACTGATAAAGCTTCAGGGGGAGTAGTTATTATGGGCAAGTAAAGATTGTCTTCGTCTACGGTCAGTGTTGAATCAATAGTATCTATATTTGTGTCCGAGGTCCAAGTATCTTTGGCCACCACATAGAGTTTATAGGACAAAACATCAAAATTGATACCATCAAATACCTGTACTGTAAAATGATAAGAGTTACTTTGATATCGCGCAGCCGCATCGTAGCCAAATTCGTTAAACGGGCTTTTTTCAAACCCCACAACTCCAGCGTTACCAACTTGTGGTAATGGAGTAACAAATCCCGAAATTAATCCACTACTGCTCAATGTCAATCCCGGGGGCAAACTACCTCCAACCAAGCTCCAAGTCAATGTTGCATTGGGATTTACTTCCACCGCCTTCAATTGTAGGCCAATGGAAGGTGGATTGGGATTAAAATAAGTTCCATCAAAAACATCACCCAAATTTGTAACACGTGGCTCAATCTGCGGCGGAACAATGTTTGATATGGTTAACTTAAATGTGTTATCGGATACCAAAGGTGTTGGCGTGGTCGAGTCACTGGCACGTATGGTAAAAGTATATCCGCGATTTAAATTTGCAACATTGGTTAGAATTGGTACACCTTGTAAATTACCATCAGCAGTCACATAGATGCCTGGCGGAAATTTTCCGGCTAAAAATTTATATGTGACATTACCGCCTGCAGGATCGTGTGCGTTTAGTTGTAATCTATAAAACTCATTTTCTGGAATGAGCCCTAGACTACCTCCGGGTGTTTGCCAAATTGGGTGTGCCATTACAGTATAATCGCTTCTATTAATTTTGCACCTAGGCTAATATCTGTTTCGAGTGCAATTGCAAAACTGTATGCTCCTGCAGCGTATTCTGCATACCCAACTTGGTGACTGGTGCTTAGGCGTTGACCCTTCATGATACTACCCCAAACTTTAACAGGCACACGTCCTTTTAACGCAATGGGTTGACCAACAGCACCACTATTCATTAGATACGCAGGGTCGGTAGATATAACACCTATTACATTATCTTGCCCGTGATCATAGCAGGCCGTGACTTCGGCAGAGCCACCGACTACAACAACTGTGCCTGGTTCATATTCTTGATCGGTTAGATAATTTTCTGCCAAATCGGCGTACTTGGCTGATGTTGATGTGCCTACAAAAGTTACACCGTATATGTTATTAAACCATGTGGAACTTGACCCTAAATTGACACTGGTATTGGCTCCAGGAATTATGCCACCTGAATTGATGTTGATGGTGTTAAAATTACCAGTTACACTATAAAGATTATTCCACCAAGCACTGCTTGTTCCAGAAGTCACTGAATTGTTGGCATTAGGGGTTATGGTACCACTGCTAATACTATTGAAAGTACCGCTTGCGCCAGTATTGCCAATAGTGGCAGCATTTACGGTACCAGCAGTTACCAGCCCGGTCAAGGTGGCAGTTGCCCCGACATGCGCAGCACTGGTGTTACCAATAGTGGCAGCATTTACAGTTGTTGCATAAACTGTGTTTGTTGTCAATGACGCAACAACAGTCAGCGTTGAACCTATATATGCTGCTCCTCCAATGCCGGCTCCTCCAGACACAACCAATGCTCCTGTTGTTGTGCTGGTACTTGCAGTGGCATTGCCGGCATAAAAAGATCCACCAGCAATAGTTCCAAGTTGCGTGCCAACAGGAGACCCACCAGCACTGTCTGAATAATTTACCGATGAATAATAAGCAAAGGCATTTGATAGCACACCCAATCCGGTTATCATTCTACCAGCAAAAGCATGACTATCGCCCGAGCCGGCTGAATCATAATAGTGGAATACTGTACCAATATTGCTTGTGGTCTGCGAAGTCAACGCTGCTAGTGTAACTGGAGTATTCAAATCAATTACAGCAGTGGTTATAACACCAGATGTGTTTGCCGTTAAATTTCCTGTAACTATTAAATTTCCAATAGTGACTTGCCCGCCAACATTTAGCGCTCCCCCAATTCCAACTCCGCCAGTTACAATCAAAGCACCTGAATTGGTTCCACTTGATACAGTACCGCTAGAAATAGTTGCTGTGCAAGCAGATAGTGGCCCGGTTACTGCAATGCTGGTTGCCACACTGAGTGCTGCACCAAAGTTTGCATTCCTAGTGACGCTCAATCCACCCGAGGTAATGATGGCACCACTGCCAGTACCCGAACTATCTGTAGTATTGGTGACGTTTAAAATGCCCTGGGTGTTGATGTTTCCGCCAACTCCTAGGCCTCCAGTGATTACAACTGCACCTGTTGTGGAACTGGTGCTTGTGGTTGCTGCTTGAAAATTGGATTGTAAACTTACATTTCCGCCTGGAAAGCTAACAGCACCAGTGGCCACTGCACTGCCATTAATGTAGACGGTGTCAGAGCCGTAAAAATTTAAACTTCCAACATGACGATTAGTAACTGTGATATTTGCAAAAACGCCATAAGTGGTATTGGCATAGGTGCTTTGAATAGAATTCACCGCAGTGACTACATTGCTAAAACTATTGTTGACCTTGATAAAGGCATTTTGAAGAGTATCACCAGTACCATCATTAGCAGAGGTTCCGGTGTATACGGGTGAAATTTGTACGCTCATAGTCCAATTACCTAAATATTGTAGTATTTAGCCAATTTGGATTGCTAGAGACCGGCAGATTTTAATCTTTGTGCTATTTGATCCAATGCCTGACTAACAGTATAAACACTGCTGTTCCAGTTGAGACTGTTGCCCATGGTGTAACTTTGTCCGGCAGTATTTCCGCCAATGATGTCGTTTATTGTCAGTATGATATTGCCCTGTCGTCCGGCAACATATTGAACCGGAGCGTTTACTGTGACACTGCCTGACGCAATGTTTGCAAAATTGTTGTTTATTGTTTGGAAGGCAGTGCGTAAAGGATCGCCTGTGCCATCACCGGGACTGGAGCCTATGTTTACATTACCAAATGGATACGACATAAAATACTACCTAATAGTAGTATTTAGCCATCAAGCAGGATTAAAACTACTGCCGCACCCGCATGTGGTTTGTGCGTTGGGATTCTTTATAGAGAAACTAGCACCCATTAGGTCATCTCGGTAGTCAATTTCGGCACCCATCAAGTACTGCATGCTCATTGAGTCCACTAGAACTTTTACCCCCGATTCGTCAAGGGCAAAATCGTCTTCGTTGGCCACTTCATCCAAGGTAAAGCCGTACTGCATGCCACTACAACCACCGCCTTGTACAAATATACGTAGTTTAAGTTCGGGGTTGTTTTCTTCTTCAAGTATGACTTGCAGTTGCTTTGTTGCGTTTTCGGTTAATTTAATCATTTGTTTGCATAAATCCTACGGTTGACTGCTTCCCAATCGACGATACGCCAAATGGAATCTAGATACCGGTCTTTCTTTGAGCCATAGTCCAGGGCCCAAGCGTGTTCCCACCAATCCACCAGTAGTGCTATATCAGTTTTGATTTGATGGTTTTTAATTGTTTTTATTTCCCCACTGCGACTGAGATATACCCATCCCGAGCCCTGTATCTTCATTGCAGCTGATTTGAAATCTTTTTTGAAATCTAAAAAGTTATCAAATTTTCTGTTGATTAAGGCCAAACTGGCTCCAGTGGGAGCATTAGCATTTCGAGGGGCACGTAGTTGGCCAAACCAAATATCGTGCAGATAAGCCCCGGCTCGGTTAAAAGCAGGATCACCTTCGCCTTTGTTGAAACGATCCACATAGCCTCGGTACAATTTGCCGTAGTGATTGTCTATGTTTGATTTACTAAGCACAGGGGCCAGCGCACTGCGACTGTAATCAAGTTCGCATTGCTCAAGATGTTCTTTAGTTTCAATTAAGGTTATTAGGTCGCGTATGTCTTGCATATGTTATTTATTGCGATACACCACTCGACCGCGAGTCATGTCATAGGGCGACATTTCAACTTCTACACTGTCGCCTAATAATATACGTATATTATTTTGTCTAAGTTTGCCACCTATTGTGGCCATTATTCGATGCTGATTTTCCAACACTATTCTAAACATGGCGTTGGGAAGAACCTCTTCCACAACGCCAGCCATTTTAATTAAATCTTCTTTGCTCAACGGTTTATCATCTCCTCATATTACTTATAGCAATTGCATCTTCAGAGCAAAAGACTGGAACTGCATTGCTTTTATGAAGTGTTGCAACACCGAGCATTTTATCGCCGGTGTATTGTGGTATTGCCTTGCTGGCCACTGCACCCGAATGCCCGGTGTCCAAGCTCTTGATTTTAGCAGTTTCACGTCCCACTGGGGCTGATAACTTGTAAGTTAGTGCCGGAGCTCGCATGGCACGATTTACCTTCTTGGCTTCAATTTCGGCACCTTGACGCTTGAGCAATTCTTTCCACTCTGCATTCAAACGCTCGTATTCGCGCTTTTGTTCTGAACTCTTAAATTTCATTTTGCCTCGGCGTTTGCCAGTTGTGCTGAGCCAAGGGCCTTCTAAATGCATGGTCATAACATCACCTATATTAGTACATCAGAAGTTAATTATACTATCAATATTGATTTGTGTCAATCGGCACCACATTGACCTGTTGCATCTCTGCAACACTGTTGCGTATAACTGTACCAAGGTTCAAAGCTGCCTGTTGACTCAAAATCAAAGTGCTTTCCTGTCTAACATAGCCCCGAGTCAACATACTCCAAATTTGTCGCCAACGACTAACTCTGTACCAAGGACTTGAAGTTTCTACGTAAAACGTAACTGTGACATTTTGCAGTTCCTGATCTGATTCGTCGCCTACTTCGATCCACATCTGCGGATAGTGATCAATTCCGCCACACTCGCATGCAATTGTGTAACTTCGGGCCGTGCCCCAATTACGATTCAACATGATTCCTACTGCAGGTTTTTGAGCTTTCATTGGATGGGTCCTATAGTGTTTTGTGGTCTATCAAATACTTTTGTTGCTGGTAAATTTTGGCATGTCATTAATGCAACAATGCTTAGAAAAATCAATAGTTCTTTCATCGATTCAGTACCCTATCGGCCAACATTCGCCCCACATATTCGGGATCTTCAATTTCCAACATTTTAAAATCGGGTCCAGACATGACGTATTTTTCGCCCACAATAAAGATATGGTCCCGCCACCGTGCTCGCAAGGCCTCTGCCAATTCAGCGTCGTCGCGTCCTTGTGCCAAAAATGTGTTGGTATCGGCATCAAAAAAGTAAATGACATCGCCGTGTTGTTCGCTCTTGACCGGATGTATTATGGAACTTAAATATTTCTTTACCTGTTCACCAGTTTCGCTTACGTCTTGTGCGAATTCAAAAAACCCAAGTATAAACCTTGTCAGTTTGTAGACTGCATAAAATATCAGTGCTTGGCCACAGGCCGTTACAAATTCATTAAACTCCATCTTCGCTCCTTAAATGTCATATTTAATTGTACTACAAATCTCAATAAATGTCAAATAATAGATAAATATTTGTGTAGTTCGCGATACTGGAAATATCCAACTACCCTAACAGTTGTAAAGGAACTATCAGCAATGTTATTTATTCACCCACCTAAAGTATACTCAATATATCGTGCCACCAATACTATAAACGGTAAGGTTTATATTGGATTTGATTCAAATTGGCCAAAAAGAAAATCCGAGCATAAAACAGTTTCAAAACATGCCCAATTCAAATTTTATAATGCTATACGAAAGCATGGGTGGGATAATTTTGTATGGGATATAATATATCAATCTTTAGATCACGACCATTGCCTAGATGTAATGGAACAGTATTTTATCGATCAATACAACTCGATTTGTAATGGATATAATTCTACCCGGGGCGGAGCCGGTGGTGCTAGTGGTGCCAATTGGTGGAATAACGGGATAACGCAATTATTCACACAAACCCCTCCTGATGATACATTTGTAAAAGGCCGCCTTTATTATAATAATAAAGGTAGTCAAATTGGTGCGGATATTCAAAGAGGAAAAATTTGGATCAATGATGGCACTAACGAAATAATGGTACCGCCAAGTGCCCTATTGCCCGTGGGATATGTTGCTGGGCGACTCGCCAAGGCTTTTGCTAATGGGTCCGGACGTCATAATGCAAAAGGCAGCAAATGGTGGAATAATGGCACTAATCAAATTATGTCAATTGACTGCCCCGGATCAACCTGGGTTAGGGGTCGAATTCGGGACGGTGGATCTATTAGTCGCAATCCCATTCGTCGACATCAATTAATTGCCGAGACTGAGAATCTATAGTAAACCCTCTTGGGACAAAATTATCAGCGATTGCCTCATAGTATTTGTATCCTCGAGGATTGCATAATATTCTAGTATCTCCAACCAAGTAATTGAATCTATCATGGGTATGTCCGTGGACAGCCACTTTGATCTCGGGATTGTCTAAAATAAATTCGCTTAAGTCACTGCTATAAGCACCATTCATGATAACATCTTTCTGGTACCTAGGTTTAGTGCTCATTTTAGTCGGGCTATGGTGTGTCACTAACACAACCGGCAACGGGCCGCCCTCTCTCTGTTTATTTTCCGAAAGTGCAAGTTTAAAGTATTCAAGAGTTTTAAAGTGCTCCTTGACCGTATACTCGGGTTGTAGTCTGTGGTACGCATGTTTTTCTTCATTAAACATAGTTATTTGGCGGTAGTCATTCATAGCACCCTGCATATGATACAGGGTCAATGAATCTTGTTTGTTCATGTCAGTCCACAATGTGCCGCCTAAAAACAATACCCCATCCAATTCATAAGACTCTTTTTCCAGTAAATGAATATTACTAGGCAATTGGTTTTTAATATGACCGATAGTCTTATGGAATTGAAACCTGTAATGTTCGTGATTACCAATTACATAAATAATTTCTCGATATTTTTTACTACACTCTTCTAATAGAAATCGATAATATCTATCGGGACGTTTATCCTCTCGTTCATGCTCAAGCAGAACCATATTAGGATTATACATTTGCTCGTTAATGTTTTTCGCCTCACATAAATCACCAGCAATGATCAATACATCCCCGCCTGGTAATACTAAATCAGCAAAGTCGATATGTAAATCACTGCATAGGTCTATTTTTAATTTTGTCATAATATAATCCTTTTCTATACCTTATTACCTAATCCCACATGCCACGGTAGTATTTGGCAAACAATCTCAAACCATTTGCAATACGTTCTTCAACTTCATGAAAACCTTCTCGGTCAAATCCCTTGTCGGTGTGAAATACATCTTCCCAATCACTGTCGGGATGCAGGTGCTCAAATGTCCAAATTATCTCATCTAGTATCCAAGCCCAACGCTCGTGTAGGGTATTATCACAATAGCCGTTGTTGGGTCCGGCCTCTTCTGTAGGATACAATGCCTCAGGACAATCTACAGGATCCGATAGGGGACTGCCGTGTTTGTCTGCTCGAAGTTGTTTCAACATGGGCAAAATAATTACTGCCAGTGTTGCGTCCATGCTCCAAGTATCATATCGGTCAATTTTGACATACTGGATCCTGGGATGTATACGATCTAGAACCCATTTTATGCCTTTACTGATGGGCTCAATTCGATCTGCCCAACGTTCAACCCATTCGGGATATGGTGGACTGTCTTCTCGAGCCCAGTCACACCAAAAGAATATTCGTTCCATTATGGTATATGGACTTATCCAGTGATTGCGATAATTAGAAATATAAATTTTCATACTTGTATTATAGCAGGTTTTTCATTATGTGTCAATTTCAAATAAATACTTATATGAAAATAACCGAAATTATTGCCGAAGTTGACATGAGTCGTAGACGTTTCCTCAGACGAGGTGCTGCCGCTTTGGGAGCCGCCGCAGTTGGTGCCGGAGCCCAAACCTTGGTCAATCCTGAAACCGACTTTGCACCGGGTGCCGGTGACCTAAACCGAACCGATTTCATGCACGGAAAACCTGTGGATATTGGTGCCAATAGACAAATGGTTAGATATCGATCCGTTGACAACGGGCCTAAATTTGTTGGTGTTGATCAACACCTAACCGACAAGGACACTGTGGGTGCCGGAGTTGGTGGCGGAGGCACTAGCAAACGAGGTCAGTTGGATTTTCATGCACAACACAATTTTGATGACAACGGTAAAAGCATACGTGGCAGCGTTGAAGTTGATCCTGCAGACTCTAAGAAAACACGATTTGGCGCCAAACTAAACATTCCCTTTTGAATATTTCAGTAAAAAAATCAAGTACTTTTGCTCGTCCACAACAGTGTATTCGGTACTTAATCTATCCATGTCATGACGGCTCAGTGCAAGTTGTATGCCATATGCATCAAAAAAGAACTTGATGGTTGCTAATGTGCTGGTGCAGTGTTCTTGACCTTCGGCATCTCTACATTCACGCATGGCACGCCAAAAATCAGCTTGACCCATAACTGTGTCTAGTCTGCGTTCGTGACTGCTGTATAATTCGTTCATAGATAAGTCAATGCAAACAAGGTGGCCAATTCTTCTTGATAAAATATAAACCTGGTTTGTGGAGGTCCAGGTTCAAGTTCAAGGTAATTAAATATACCACTTGGTTCATATTTGAAATCAAAGTCCCGGCCCTGAACCCAGCCACGCTCACGAAGTTGTTCCACAATGTCGATTATGGCCGGAGCCCGATGATGCGGTATCACTACTTCAATCATGACCAGGCCAACAAAAACATAGTTATTTCGGCATCGTTTCTAAAACGCCAAGTGTCAAAACTCATACGTCGTCCACAGTCATGTTCCTGGCTCCACTTGTGTATGGGATCCATGTCGGCGTCACGTAAACCAATTTGGCCGGGATTGGAGTAGTTCCAGTGTTGCAGGGTGGCACGTAGTTCTGTGCCGTTTCTGGTCCAAAGAATTTTGTTCATAACCACATCAAGGTAAAATAACTTGCATCCGCAGGATTTTGAAATCTAAAACTGAAACCTTTGACGCCTTCCAATCCACTGAGGTGATATTCTCCGCCTATAGCCGTTTCAATCCAGTCCAGGATTCTTCTAATAGGATATCTAGGGCCATCCAACACGTCGTCCCAGAGTATGACGACTTCGTGCCAGTCTTCGGG